AGTATGATGTCCCTATTAGAGTTGTGGAGGTGAGCTGATGGGTTTTCCTTTTATGATATCACAGGGAAACAGACCATATTGGTTACAATTTCTGTATGCAGGACAAGTATTTGCTTTATATCATAGATTTACAATACCAACAGGAGGGACATATTACATCCAATTAAAAACTCCATCTAATCCTAGACTCATTCACATCATAGCTAGGCAAGTAAATCTATTTGGAGGGACTCCTGTAGTTTTGAATATATTAGAAGATCCTACAGTAACAGATGGAACTACTCCACCAGATAGTATTTTTAATCTAGATAGGAGATCCCAAAAACAAACAGATTTAGAGGCTTATATAAATCCTACTGATGTATCTGGAGGGACTTTAACTGTAAGAGACGTATTTTTTGCTTCTACTCCCAGAGGATCAGCTACTCTACAGAGTCAAGTTTTTGAGGTAGTTTTAAGACCAGAGAGTGATACAATATATAGTTTTACTAATGAAGCAAATTCAGAAACAGATGTAGTTTTATCAATTCAATGGTATGAATCAGATAATTAAAAAGGGGGGAGGTTATGGGATTAAAATTAGTCTATGAGGCAGATACAGAGCCTGTAGCAGTATCAGAGGCAAAGCTACACATGAGAGTAGATTTTACAGAGGATGATCTATTAATATCTAATATCATAAAAGCATCCAGCAGAAAATGTGAGGATTATACTAGAAGGGCATTTATGAGGCAAACATGGGACTATATCCTAGATGAGCCTACTATGGATGTTATAGATATTCCTAGACCACCACTCATCCAGATTGATGGTATATTTTTAACACTACAAAACAATTCAGAAATAGAGCTAGACATGGATAAATTTATATTAGATGATATTAGCTCCCCAGCTAGATTAAAAGTAAAAAAGTCTACAAAATTTCCTAAGTATAGAGAGATGGGAGCATTTAGAATTAGATTTACATCTGGATATAATTATATTGGAGCTACAGAAAGAGTACCAGATCCTATAAAACAGGCTATTCTCCTTTTAACATCCCATATTTATGAAAATAGGGAAGGACAGGGAGATTTTATTATGCTCCCACCACTAGTTAGAGTCCTACTAGATCCCTATAGGGTATGGAAACTATGATAAAGGCTGGAAAATTACGACATAGAATAGGGATCTATGAGCCACACAGGGAGAGGGATGAGCTAGGGGGATTCAAAGAGAGTTTTACAGAGATCATGAGGATATGGGGAGATATAGAGCCAAAAAGATCATCTAAGGTAGTACACAATCAAAGATTTAGACAAGAAACCACTCATATTATAACAATCAGATATATTTTTAAGGATCTTAAATCTGATTTACTGCTGAATTACAAGGATAGAGTATTTGATATATTAGGGATCATTAATATAGATGAGAGATCCAGAAAAATGGAGATAGAAGTAAAAGAAATAGATCCAGCTAGAGTAGATCTAATAGAATTTGTCAGATTTCTAGCAGTAGTATTAGAGGCAGAGGCAGAGTCAGAGGCTTTTATTTCCCTAGACAGGATTTTAGCTGGGACATCTCTAGATAATAGTCTAGGAGATGGATTTATAAGAGTTAAACAAAACATAGCATCTGAAACATTAGAAAATTCTACTGCTGGAGGTATTATGGGAGTAGATTTTGCTATAGTAGGGCATCTGGAGGCTAATACACAGGCACAGGCAGAGCTAATTGTAGAAGTAATTAGAGAGGATCTACAAGGACTAACAGAGGCTATATCACAGGCTACAGGAACTCTAAGAGCTTTTGTAGAGGTAGAGTCCACTATACAGGCATCTACAGAGGTCAAAGGCAGAATAGATCTAGAGGTTAAAGTTAATCTAGAAACCACTCTACAGGCTACTACAGAGGGATCAGCTCTATTATCATCCATTTACTCTCTAAGAACTCTAATTGTAGCTATCACAGAGGTACAGGCAGATTATACCAGATTAAGAACAATATCAGCAGATTTACAGGAAAACACAGATAGTACAGGATTTTTTAGATTAGATAAATCTATTGATAGCTCCCTAGAGGCTCATACAGAGGCTCTATCTGATTATCTAAGGGTTAGGACTACAGATGTATCATTAGAAGAATCCACACAGGGTACAGGGGATTTAGAGGTAATCCCAGCTCCTGTATTAGATCAATTTTATACTGATTTCTCTGAATATACTACTGCTTTTGGCATCCCAGATGGATGGAGTCAAAGATGGGAGGTAGGACTCACATCAGATTGGCAAATTAGAGAAGGATTAGCAGGAACTACAGGGGACAAGGTACTCCAGCATTTAGGAGATTTCAATGATTGGAGATTTTTATCATGGGATGATAGAGGCATTGTAGAGGATGCAGAAATAGTATCTAGATGGAGATCTGGAGCAGAAGGAGAGCATACTTTTCATATTATTAGAGGATCTGGAACTGGAGTTAATAGACAAGGATATTTTTCATGGATTCAGAGATATGGAGATTGGGGATCTTTCAACATTCAAAGGATGTTAAATGGACAATCTGAATGGCTAGGATCAGTAGAAATACTCTATGAATTTGATACATGGTATTGGGCAAGATTCAGAGTTGAGGGATCTAATATATTATATAAAGTTTGGTTAGATTCAGATCCAGAGCCTGTAGAATGGATGGTTACTGCTACAGATACAAATATTACATCTGGTTATTTAGGAGTAGGCACACACAGAGGAACACAGTACAAACAATGGGATATTTTAGGAGTCGGACTAAATGGAGCATCAGCTCCTACATCACCACTATAATTTCAAAAAATGAGGAGGTTTTACAATGGGTTTTACTAATTATTTAAGATCTAATTTATTGGATCATGTTTTTGGATCAGACACATTTACACCAGATACAAATTTATATATAGGACTATCTACTACTACTCCTACAGATGATGGAACTAATATCACAGAGCCAGATTCAGTTAATGGATATGGGAGGGTACAGATAGGGAACAATTTAGTAAATTGGAATGTAGCTGTTAATGGAAATAAAACAAATGGAGCAGATTTTGAGTTTGATGAGGCTACAGGATCATGGGGAACAATTACACATTTTTTCATTGCAGATGATCCAACAGGAGGAAATATCGTTGTATATGGAGAGCTAACGATTCCAAAGCTCATAGATCAAGGAGATACTGCAAGATTTAGAGAAAATGATATTGAGATCCTACTCTCCTAATAAGGAGCTGATTTTATGGAGGTAGATATTGATGCTAGGGAACTATCAAAGGCAATAAGAAAGATAGAGAAATATTCAAAGGAAAAAGCTAAGAATTTAAAGGACATCCACAATAAAATAGCTCTAGATATTCAAAGGGATGCAAAGAGAAACATCACAGATAATTCAAATGTAGATACAGGGAGATTAAGGGCATCCATACAGATAGAAATGTTTATAGATGGACTAGGAGCTGGGATAGGTACTAGAGTCCATTATGCTCCTTATTTGGAGTTTGGGACAGGGATCTATGCAGTAGAAGGAGATGGCAGAAAAACAGGATGGTTTTATACTGATAGGCTGGGAAAAACATGGTTTACTAGGGGGATAGTCCCATCTCCCTTTTTATTCCCAGCATGGGAAAAGAATAGACCACCATATTTAAAAGCTATACAACAAGAAATGAGGGATATACCATGATAGATCATGGATCAGCAGTTTATTATTTATCCAAAAACATCAGAGAAAAACTAGAGGCATCTCCTATTTTAATGGACTCCATACAGGGAGTATATGATGAGCCTATAGAATTTACCCAGCTCCCTATAGTTACACTAGGAGAGGTTACTACTGCAAAATGGAACTCAAAGACAAGCTATGGACAAGAAATAACCTATACAATCCATGTATTTTCAAAACATAGAGGCATGAAAGAGGTTAATCAAATAACAAATTTTGTTATGCAGATCCTAACAGATCCAGATTATGATCTGGGAGATGATTTTTCTATGGAGCTAGTAGATCTGGAACTAGAGGAATATATAAGAGAGCCAGATGGATATTCTAGGCATGGGATTTTGAGATTAAGATATTTTATATCACAGGAAGGGGAGAGATAAATGCCAACAACAGGAGTAAATTTTTTAGTGTATGTTAGAACATCTATAGATCCAGATGTATGGACTAGAGTAGCTGGGCAAAGAGGAGGCACTCTAAATAGAGCCAGAGATGTAATTGATGTAACTTCTAAAGATTCAGAAGGATGGATTCAAAATGAGTACAGTTTTGGAAATTGGGGAATAGATGCAGATGGATTAGTAATAGAGGATGATGCAGGATTTTTAGCTCTAGAGGATGCACTACAAAACAAAGAAAAAGTCATGGTAAGATTTGAAACAAATGCAGGACATCAGTATGAGGGCATGGCTCTAGTTACTGATTTTCCTGTAGATGCTCCCTATGATGCAGAGGCAACCTACACAGTTACCCTAGAGGGAGATGGAGAGCCACAGAAAATTGATGCGACTTAAAAAACTAAGGGGGATAAAATATGTTATATGAGAAAATTACACTCGATAAAGATAGATTGATTAGATACGATTTTAATGCGATCGCAGATATAGAGGAGTATTTTGGAAAGGGAATCACACAAGTATTTTCACAACAACAGATGGGATTTAGATCAATTAGAGCTTTATTATGGGCAGGACTTAAATGGCAAGATAGAGGTCTAACAATGAACAGGACAGGACACATGATCCAAAAACATATAGAGGCAGGAGGAAACCTAGATTTTATTCTAGATAAAATTATGGCAGGACTAGATAAATCTGGAGTATTAAAAATTACTAAATCAGATCCAGAGGAGTTAATTACAGAGCCAGAGCAAGAAGATCCAGAAAAAAAGTAGATAGCTGGGATTGGGATGAGATCCAGAAAATAGCTTATGCTCCACTACAATTAAAACCTAATTTTTTCTGGAAATTAACTCCTAAAGACTACATGGATCTCCTAGAGGGTTATATCTGGAGAGAAGAAAAAGAGTGGAAAAAGATAGCTCAACAATCAGCATGGATCATGAGTATGCACTCTAAAAGACCAATCACAGTTGAAAAACTCCTAAAGAAAAACAAAAAACTTAAAAAAGATGAGGATAAAATATCACCAGATGAAAAGGTAATTTTATTTGAAAATCTAGAGGCTAGACTAGGAGCAGTTATTCACAAAAAATGACTGCTCTTTTTTTTGTATAGAGGAGGTGAAAATTTGTCCACTATTGCAGAACTCAATGTAAAAATTGGAGCAGACATAAAGGATTTTGACAAGAAAATGGCTGGAATGGGAAAGAGAATGGATAAGCTAGGTAAAGATTTTGGTAAAGCAGGAAAAAACATCACAAAAAAGGTAGGAGTCCCTATAGTAGCTCTAGGAACTGCTATGGTAGGAGCTGGAATAAAAATAGGAAATACTGCTGATGAAATTCTAGATCTATCAGATCAGACAGGACTCTCAACAGACAGACTACAAGAATATAGAGCAGTTACATCAGATGCAGGAATAGAAACTGATGCAATGGCAAGAGCCACAGTACAATTACGAAAAAGAATGGGACAGACAGATGGAGAATCTGATAAATTTGCTGAAAGTATGAAAACTCTGGGAGTAGAAATAAAGGATGCAGATGGATCATTTAGAGATATGGATGATGTTATGGCAGAGGCTACAAGATCCCTACAAAATGTAGAGGATGAAACTCAAAGATCAGCTCTAGCATATAACTTATTTGGTAGAGAAGGAGAAAAAATAGCTCCTGTTTTGGGAATGAATAGCGAACAGATGCAGGAGGTAACAGACAGAGCTAATGAGCTGGGACTAGTAATGGGGAAAGATTCCCTAGAGAGTGCTGATGATTTTAGAAAGAGCATGGAACTACTACAAATTAGATTTATGGGATTATTTAATGAGTTAGCATCAGAATTGATCCCACTACTAGAGGAGCATTTTGTCCCATTAATAGAGGAGCATATCATCCCAGCAATTCAAGAATTTGTAGGATGGATCATAAAAATTATTGAGTGGTTTACAGAACTAGATCCAAAATGGCAGGATATGATTTTATTAGGACTAGCTTTTTTAGTAGCACTCGGACCACTTTTAATAGTTATAGGAAAATTAATAAGTTTTGGAGCTACATTAACTACAATATTTACGAAAATTGCAGGAGTTTTTGGGATAGTAAAAAAGGCAGTATTATTTTTACTAACTCCATTAGGATTAAAAATAGGAGCTATTTTATTATTGATTGGACTAGGAGTTTTGCTCTGGAAAAATTGGGAAACTGTTAGCGAAAAAGGAAAAAAGATATTTTCAGAGTTAAAAGATTTTTTTGCAGAGGTTATAGATGGAATCACAGGATTTTTCTCTGGTATGGCTGAAAAAATTGATGGAATATTCAAGGGAGTAGGCGAATCCATAAAGTCGGCTATTAATGGTATAGCTGGAGTAATTAATAGAATGATAAGAGCAGTAAACAGGATAAGAATAAAAGTACCATCAGTAAACATCCCACTAGTAGGGCAAGTAGGAGGATTTTCTATAGGTATGCCTAACATCCCACAGATCCCTAGATTAGCTGATGGAGGCATCATAGACTCTCCTACTCTAGCAATGATAGGTGAGGATGCTAGGACTAGACCAGAGATAGTAACTCCAGAAAAATTATTGAGGCAGATCATGAGAGAAGAAACAGAGGGAGTTAAAATAGAAATTGGTGAGATGGTAGTCAGAGATGATTCAGACATAGAGAGAATAGCACAAAAACTATTTAGACTCCAGCAAACGAATTTGAGAGCTAGGGGGGTTATAACCTAATGACAGTTACAATTAATTTTAATAATATAGAGTTAAATCAATATTTTAGGATCAATGTAGTTAATAGGGATATACTCCCACCACAGGATTTGACTACTCTCACAGTACCAGATAGGGATGGAGTATATTTTGTTAGAAATAGGCTAGAGTCTAGAAATATATCAGTACAGATCTCAATTATAGAGGAAACTCTGGAGATTTTAAGACAGAATGTTAGAGATCTAGCTGGGGATCTATTTGTTAGAGATCCAGCTCCTTTAATATTTTCTGATGAGCCAGACAAAACCTATTTTGCGATCATAAATGGATCTACTTTTTTAAATGAAATATTAGCTATAGGACAGAGTACAATAAATTTCTTTTTAGCAGATCCATTAGGCTATGAGGATTGGCAACAAGAGGCTTTTGATGTTATAGGAGAAGTATATCCACAGGTAGAGGGGACATATTTCACATATCCCAGATTTTTATTAGATTTTGATAGCACTACAGAAATTGATCCATTTACAATCAGTTATGAAGGAAAAGCAGTTATTTTAAATAGAAGTTTTCAAGCTGGGGATCAGCTAATAGTTTACAATGATGAAAATAGAGTTACATTAAATGGTAATTCTATTATGGGGGATGTAGATATAGACACTACATTTTTTCCACTACAAGTAGGACAGGATGGAATAGTAACATTTTCAGAAAATTTTGATGGCTTTGTATATTGGAGAAATAGATGGTTATAGGGGGGGAGCAAAATGTTATTTATATTTAATGATGATGAGGCTCTCCTATCTATACTAGAAAACAAAGAGGGAGTAGCAAATTATTATGATGCAGTACACATAGAGGAGCTAAATGGTAAAAACAATTTCATATTTAAAATAATAGCAGATCATCCAGATGCTGATGATGTAGCAGAGGGAAACCTAGTAGGATTTCATGATGTGGATGCAAATTTTCAGCTATTTGAAATAAAGATAGTAGAGGAGATAAGAACAAACAGACTAGAAAAAAATGTATTTGCAGAGCATATTTCTTATGAGCTACTAGATGAGATCATAGTATTTAAGAGGGAGTATAATATTAGTCCATTTAATGCTCTACAGGTAGCTCTGGAGGGTACTAGATGGGATGCAGGAGTAGTAGATGCTACTGATGAGCTATCTAGGGTACAGTTTAGGCTAGAAACTGTTAAAAGGGCAATAGACAGGCTAAGAAACAGGGCAGGAGTACAGGCAGATTTTAAATTTAGGATGGAGTTTTCAAATGGGGAAATTACAGATAGATTTGTAGATCTCCTAGATGAGAGAGGACAGGACACAGGAAAGAGATTTGTTTATGGTAAGGATCTAGTAGATGTAAATAGAACAATAGACATAGAGGGACTAAAAACTGCATTAGTCCCTTTTGGAAAATCACAGGAAACTCCATTAGGTTATCAAAGGGTTAGGATCAAGGATGTAGAGTGGAGCATAGGAGCAGGAGATCCACTAGATAAACCACTAGGACAGGAGTATCTAGGAGATCCAGATGCTCTCTCAAAATGGGGTAGAGCTGGAGGGACTCGTCATAGATTTGGGATATTTGATGATCCAGAGATCACAGATCCAG